AGGTCAAATAGATTCAAAAGTTATTATAGATAAATATAACGAGCTATGTCGCAGCACTGATAATCATATATTTATTCCCCATTTAAGTACCTGGTTGTCTCAAGAAAGATACTATGATGAAGAAGTTTTTAACTTAGATAACTTTAAAAAAATAAACAAAATTACTGCAAATTATATTGATACTAAAAACAATATTTTATTGTTTCAATCTAAAGAGTCTTTCGGATTAATGGAGTGGTTTTATCATAAAGACGGAACTACCGCTAAAAAAGAGGAGTATTATGGCTAAAAAGAATAAGAAAAAACATCTTAAATCTAATAAAAAAATTAATACTACTGAGCAAAAAGACTATGGTGGTCAGGCCCTTATTAGAGAAAATGGTAAAATTTATAGATTGCCGGACATGGCTGAAATGGTCATGGGCCATAAACACATATACAAAAAAATTAATTCAGTTCATGAAAGCTATTATGCCAGGAATCAACTTGATCCAGGTGATGCTAAGAATAATGCCACCAGGTTTGCAGCCGGTCAAAAACTAGAGTTTTTAGCAATAATTAGCGGTAAAAATAAAAGCTGCACTATGAATTTTGATTATTTAGCCGGTATTCCTAATGGCACAGAGTTTTTTAATATTTTAAAAATAGATTATGGCCAAGAGTTTAATGATGCTATGAAAGCTACCAAAGATTCACAATCAATAGTTTGGGATGTAATTATTGATAATATCCCAGCAACTCATAAAAGAATGGATAAATATCGTGAGGGACTGGATATGTTAATTGACTACTGGAAGTTGTAATGTTCCTATTTGTCCCCATTTCATATTGTGAATAGTTAATATATAAGTTTTAGTAAGATCGAGAAGTCGGTCAAAAATCCATACAATTTATACAATGAAACCAGAGGACAAACTCTGGCTTAACATTTTAGTAAGAGGCTTATGTGATTCAGTTGGTCTTACTCATCCTAATTTTGATGTATCAGATAAAAAAATAATCAAAGAAGCTCAAGAATGGTTAGGCTCAGAAGATTTTAAAACTATTTGCGGATATTTAAAGTTGAGACCTAGCTACATAATGAAATTACATGAAAAAATCAAAAACAAAAAAAGGTCTTCAACAGACAGAATATACACAGCACTCTACTTTAGGATTAGACGACTCAAAACTGACAACGACTATTTTTCTTGGTAAAGATGATCAAGGCCCTATTGTTTTAATTAGGTTTGCAGATTTTGATAACCAGGAACAAGCTGAAGATTTTGTTAATACTTTTAAAGATCATAAAAATTTTCAAGAATTAGAGTCAGAACAAATTAATATAACATTACACTAATGAAAATAGAGCTATGGCCAGTAGATAAGCCAGTCCCTTATATTAGAAACGCAAGAAAAATACCTCAATCCGCTATTGATAAAGTAGCCGGATCAATCAAAGAGTTTGGTTGGAGGCAGCCTATCGTGGTTGACAAAGAGGGTGTTATAATTGTAGGCCATACCAGGCTAAAAGGTGCTATGAAATTGGGCCTGAAAGAGGTTCCTATTCATGTTGCTGACCAACTTACTGACTCGCAAGTTAAAGCCTACCGCTTAGCTGATAATAGAACAGGCCAAGAGACAGGCTGGGATGATGAATTATTAAGCCTGGAGTTAAAAGAACTATCTGAACTTGACCTGGATTTAGTTTTAACCGGCTTTGATGATAAAGAGATTAATCAAATCATTAATCAATATTCTGATAACAAAGAGGGCAATATTGGTGATGATGAAATACCAGGCGAAATTGAGACCAGGACTAATCCTGGTGATTTATGGTTGCTTGGCAATCATAGATTGATGTGCGGTGACGCAACTAATGAAGGCGACTATATTATTTTAAGTAATAATCAAAAAGCTGACATGGTCTTTACTGATCCGCCTTATAATGTCAATTACAGTGGTCGTGGTAAAAATAATTTAGGTACTATCCAAAATGACAATATGTCTAATGATGCCTTTCAATTATTCTTAAATGACTCTTTTAACCTTATAGATAAATATATTAAGCCATTATCATCTTTATATGTTTGTCATGGTGATAGTAAAACAGATGCTAAAATAGCTTTTGAAATAGTATTTGGTAAATATTTTAAAAAATCCTCTACTATTATTTGGGTAAAACAATCAGCCGGTATGGGTTGGCAAGATTATAGAGTTCAACATGAGCCAATATTATATGGTTGGAAAGAGGGTGATGGTAAACATCCTTTTTATGGTGGAAGAACTAAATCAACTATTTGGAACATTAATAGAGATAACCAGGCTAAATATAAACATCCAACACAAAAACCTTTAGCCTTAATTGAGGAAGCATTAAAGAACTCCTCTAAAGAAGAAGATATTATATTAGATCCTTTTGGTGGCAGCGGCAGCACATTATTAGCCTGTGAAAAGACCAACAGGAAAGCATTGACATTAGAATTAGATCCTAAATTTTGTGATGTAATCATACAAAGGTGGGAAGATTATACAGGACAGAAAGCAATAAAAGATTATGGAAGAGAAGAAACTAGGAAGGCCCAGCAAATATAGTTCAACTATTGTAAAGAATATATTGAACAGATTAGCTTTGGGGGAAGCAATCAGAAGTGCTGTCAAAGAAGAGGGCATTGATTGGGAGACCTGGAGACAGTGGCTAAAAAAGAAGCCTGGACTAGCGGAGGAGTATGCCTTAGCTAAAATGGATGGTATTGAATGGTCAATGAGTGACTTAGAGACTCTCGCCATGCAAACTATTAAAAGAGCTAGGGATAAACAATCAGACCTTAATGAAGTTAAAGCGGTGGATACTCTTATAAGGCATAAACAATGGAAGGCTCAGAAGCTATTCCCAAAGGTCTATGGTGATAGACAACAACTAGAAGTAGGAAATTCAGATGGTAAGCCATTCGAGATAGGATGGGCTAAGGAGGATAAATGAACATTGTAGCTATATTGTGGTTAAAATTAGTTAAATTAGTGGGAAATATACTGAAAGGTATATGGTGGTGTGTTAAGAAAGTTATTGATATAATTAGCTTTATTACGAAGAAGCTCTTTTCTCGCACTTAATTCCCTATATAGGTAAAAATCAGAATAAAATTTATATTCTGTTCGTATTTTGTTCTTTGGGGGCAAAAAAATAATATTTTTATGGAGTACTTATCGAGTATTTATCTATAAAACCATTGATAATCAATGGAAAGCACACCATAGAAACAAGTGTGCCAGGTATTTTGGATTATATTCCTGGTTTGTTCGCTTTTTTAAATATTATCAACCCCCATTGACTAGCTGACATTGTCATTGGAAGTGATTTCAACACAAAACAAAAATCTCTAAAGGCCTGGTGCTGATGAGAAGAATCGAACTTCCGACTTCTATCTTACCAAGATAGCACTCTACCACTGAGTTACACCAGCATATCTGATTTATAACATGATTGATTTTACTTTGAACAAAAAAAGTGTTCCTGAGGGAAAATTACATAGCGAATTGACCATATTAAATTGGGATCGCAAACAACAAATGCAGAAAAGAGTATGCCTGTACTGCGATGAATGGGGATCGTTTGCCATTCAGCCAAAAGACGCATATAGGCAATATTATTTTCTGTGTGGAGATCATTATTCAAGTGAAAAAAACAAAAAAATCTAAAGCTAAAATTGATGTCTTTGCCTTAATGGTTAAGGAATTAAATGATAGGACTCCTGTAAAGCAGCATTCAGGGCGAGGAATTGTTCAGGATAGCACTGTTGCCAGGATTCAAGACATTTATAAGGGGGAAAAGAAAGACAATGAATGAAAATTACAATCCCTTACAAACCTAGACCATTACAACAAGAAATACATAGCAGTTTAAAAAGATTTAATGTCCTGGTCTGCCACAGAAGATTTGGAAAAACTGTCCTTACAGTCAATGAGATCATAAAGAAGTGCCTACAAAATAAACTTCCAAGACCTCGCTATTATTATATAGCACCAACTTACAGTATGGCAAAAAGGATAGCTTGGGACTATTTAAAATATTACACCTCTGTTCTTCCTAAAATGGAATATCACGAAACAGAGCTAAGGGCCGATCTTCCTAATGGCGGAAGAATACAATTATTAGGCTGCGAAAGACCACAAACTTTAAAAGGTTTATATATGGATGGTGTCGTCTTAGATGAGGTGGCCCAAATGCCCCCTAAATTATGGACTGAGATCATAAGACCGGCATTATCAGATCGTGTTATTACTGACAAAGAGGGTAAATGGAAAGACAACGCATTTATGATAGCGATTGGCACTCCGGCTGGGCATAATTCTTTTTTTGATTTATATAATCATGGTCTTCATGATGAAAATTGGTATGCCAAAAGTTTTAAAGCTAGTGAAACAGGAGTAGTAGCCAAAGACGAGCTAGACGAAGCTAAAAAACTCATGCCCCCTGAAATATATGAGGCGGAGTATGAATGCAGTTTTGAAAGTTCAGCTATTGGTGCTATCTATTCTCAATCTTTAGCTAAATGTGAGGCAGATGGCCGGATAACTAAAGTTCCTTATGACTCCACCATTAAAGTAGACACCTACTGGGACTTAGGTATGCGAGATAAAACCGCTATATGGTTTTGTCAGCAAAAAGGATCAGCTATTCACATTATTGACTATTTTGAGGATAGTGGCGAGAGCCTGGAGTATTATGCTTCTATCTTAGACCAACGAGGTTATGTCTATGATACCCACTACCTACCCCATGATGCATCGGTTAGAGAAATAGGCACAGGAAAATCAAGATTAGAAATTGCCCAATCATTAGGATTGGTAACGAGCATAGTTCCTAAAATGAGTATTGAAGATGGCATTAATGCTACAAGAATGACATTAGGCAGATGCTGGTTTGATTTTGAAAAAACAAAAGACGGATTGGATGCCCTTAGACAATATCGCTGGGCAGTCACTGATAAAGGCGAACAAAAGAATAGGCCTTTACACGATTGGACTTCTCATGCTGCGGACTCCTTTCGTTATTTATGTACAGGATTACAAGAGTCAAAAAATTGGTCATCAAAAATTAAATATCCAAAATTAGGTATAGTATGAAATTAACAAAAGAAAAATTAAAAGCCCTTATATCCCAAGAGATCACAAACTCGTTAGGTTATTATGGCGGACAATTATCAGAACAGCGAAGAAATGCTCTTAAATATTATTTAGGAGAGCCTCTAGGAAATGAAGTAGAGGGACAATCGCAAGTTCGATCACAAGATGTTTTAGAAGTGGTGGAAAGTATTCTTCCCTCTATGATGCGTATCTTTACACAAGGCGAAAGTATAGTTCGCTTTGAGCCTCAAGGGCCTGAAGATGTAGCCTATGCTGACCAGGCATCTGATTACATCAACCATATCTTTATGAAAGATAATAATGGTTATTCAATATTACATACTATGTTTAAAGATGCCCTTATTTCTAAAAATGGTTTTGTTAAATATTATTGGAAAAAAGATTTAGAGCAAAAAGAAGAGTCTTATGAAAATTTAACAGCTGCGGAGTACCAATCTTTATTAAGCGATCCTGAAATTGAAGTTATTGAAGACCAGGACAACAACCCTGATACTGATATAGCTAATATTGATTACAATGAAGCTAAATTTAATGTCACTGTTAAAAGAAAAAAAGATTATGGCCGAGTGGTTATTGAAAGTGTACCCCCTGAAAGTATTTTAGTTACCAAGACTGCTACCTCATTAGAAGATTGTAATTTTATTGGCCAAAGAGTTTTTAAAACCAGGTCAGAGCTTATTAGTATGGGCTTTGATAAAAAAATTGTTAATGAACTGCCTGTTGCGGATGAAGAAATTTTTAACAACGAAGCTGTTACAAGAAGGTCTTATGATGATGAGACCATGCCTCAAGAATATCAAAATATTGATTCCTTACTTACTAGAGTTAGCATCGTGGATTGTTATATGCGTTGCGATTATGATAATGATGGGATTGCTGAGTTAAGACACATTGTAGTAGGTGGCTCAGGGCCTAATACTTATCATATATTAGAGAATGA